CGTGGCGATGGCCTTCCAGGTCCCTAGCGACATGGTCGCGGCAGGGAAAGTCTCGAACAACCTCCACTATTCCTCCGACGCCTCTCGCGACCTTCGCCTCGTGAAGTACGGCGCGATGCCTTGGACTAACCGCATCCAGGGGGCGCTCGAAATCTGCGAAATGCTTCCGTGGAACTACGGCGTCGTCGGTGGACGACGGGTAATCCGTTTCGATCCGAAATCTCTCACCCTCGCCGACATCAAAACCCGCTTCGAAGCCTACGAAAAAGCGAAGTGGTGGATGGCGGTCGACGAGGTCCGTAACGAAGAGAACCTCGAGCCGATCGGGTCTGCGTATGCGCAGCCCCCGAGTCCTGTCGAAAAAGCCCCGAAAGCCGTCGCCTGACCCATTGGAGAACCGATGCCTGAGTTGCTGAACGAAGAGACCCAGACCACTCGTGTCGCGCCGGTCACCGACGGTGAGCGGGAGGCGCGTTGCGTGCCGCTTTCGAATGTCGACGTGCGCCGCAACGATGACGGGTCGATCACCGTCGAAGGCTATGCGGCCGTCTATGAGTCCGAGTCCGAGGATCTCGGCGGATTCGTCGAGGAACTGAAGCAGGGCGCCTTCCGCAAGGTTCTGCGGACGAAACCTGATGTCCGGTTTCTGGTCAACCACGACGGCGTCCCGTTCGGCCGCACCACGGCGGGCACCCTCCGCCTGAAAGACACGCCCAAGGGGCTCAACTTTGCTTGCGACTTCCCGGACACGCAGAGCGCCCGGGATCTGGCGGTCAGCATCGAACGCGGCGATATCTCCCAGTGCAGCTTCATGTTCCGGGTCGAACCGGAGGGTCGGGAATGGTTCTTCCCCGACGATCCGGAGGAGCCCGCGCGACGGGTCATCTACGAGGTGTCCGAGCTGTACGACGTGTCAGCCGTGACCTTCCCCGCCTACCCGGCAACCGAGATCGGGGTCCGGGGTGTGATCGCGGGCCAGCCGATCGCCTCCCCCGAGGGCCGTTTGGATCCGGAGCTGTTCGAGACCGTCTGCAAACGGGTGCATGGGGGAGATCTTGAGGCCACTCGTGCCGAGCGACGGGAGTTGGAGCGTGCTGCCGAGAAGCTGGACACGCTGACGCCGTGGCAGCGCGAGCGAGGTGACGAGAGCGCCGAGGAGCGGTCGGCTGTTGCAGAAGTGTCCGCTCCATCGGCGGAGGACCGCGAAGCCGCTGAACGTTCGACTCAACGCGTTGAGGAGGCCGCCGAGACGCAGGCTGAGGAGCGGTCCGACGAGGTCCCGGTCCTTCTTGAGCCCAAAGAGAATGTCATCAGTGAGGAGGCGGCCCGTTCTGTCGGTCTTCTCCGCCGTCGGATGCAGATGCGCGACCGGGAGTTCGCGGCGTGAGCCCGTTCCGTCGAGTGGTCAGCAAGGTCGTGGTTGAAGGGCCGCGTCGTCTTGAGATAGCGGAGGGCGACACCTTGGTCTACCGCTGCCAGGCGAAGCTCTCGGCAGAGCAGAGAGGGCGCCTCGAAGGGCAGCTAAGTGGTCTCTGGCCGAAGAATCGCATCGTCGTCCTCGAGGACGGCGCCACCCTGGATGTCATCGGTCGACCCAAAACCGCCAAGCAGGCATTGGCCGCGCATCTCGCAGGCCACGGCAGCGTCGGCACCTACTGAACTTTCACCCGCCGGTCACCGGACGTGACCGGCAACACCGCGTAGAGAAGTAAGCCACTGAAGGGCGGGAGAACCGCCACCGGGAGCACCCAGCTAGCCGGTGGCAAATGGTTGCCCAAGCCCTACGGGAACGGTGCCTGCTACTCGACGGGGACTCGAAGACCTGGATGACCCTGAACGGGTCATAGCTGGTCGACGCGCCCTCGCGGATTCGCACGACAAACGAATCCGAAAGGAATTGCCATGCCTATTGGCGATCTGATCGAGGAGCGCGCCAATCTCGTCACCGAGCAGCGCGGGATTCTCGACAAAGCAGAAGGGGAGACGCGCGAGCTGACCTCCGAGGAGTCGCAGGAGTTCGACCGCATCGACAGTCGCGTCGGTGACATCACGGCCGAAATCCGGCGCCACGAAAAAAACCAGGAGCACTCCGAGCTCGACATCCGCGCCATCCCGACCGAGCGCCAGGAACGCGAGGAGGACGAGGGCTCCGAGGAGCGCACGGTCTCCCGTGACACGGACGAGTATCGGAGCGCTCTGACCGCGTATGCCCGCGGCGGGATCGACGAGCTCACCGCCGAGCAGCGCTCGACCCTGAACGTCGGGGTCGACGCCGAAGGTGGGTTCGCGGTGCCGGACGAGTGGGGCACCCTGCACGAATCGCTCCGCGAAGCGGGGACGATCCGTCAGCTCGCGACGGTAGTCACCACCGAAAGCGGGAACCCGTTCCACGTCCCGTACATCTCGGCCGACGCGGAAGCCCCCAAACGGGTGAAAGAGGCCGAAGAATATCCGGACGACGCCGAGGAACTGGGTGAGAAGGTCATCCAGGCTTACAAGTACGGGCGCATGACGAAGGCCTCGGAGGAGGTCGTGCAGGACGCCCTGTTCGACGTCGCCGGGTTCGTCGGTTTCCGTCTCGGCTTCGATATCGGGCGCGTCGTGAACGGTCGCTACGTGGCCGGCACGGGCTCCGAACAGCCGGAAGGCCTGTTCAAAGGCGCGACGGCCGGTGTGACCGGGATCTCGAAAACGGCAGGTCCGACCGGGGACAACCTGATCGACCTGCAGCACTCGATCATCCGGCCGTACCGGGCGAACGCCTCCTTCATCATGTCCGACGCCACGCTGGCGATCGTTCGCAAATTGAAGGACAAAAACGAACAGTACCTGTGGCAGCCGAGCCTGCAGGCCGGGGAACCGGATCGCATTCTCGGTAACCCGGTGTACTCGGATCCGGACGTCGACACGATCGGGAGCAAAAAACTCCCCGTCGGCTTCGGCGACGTGAAACGGGCCTACATGATCCGGGACGTCCTCGGCGTGACTATCCGGTTCCTCCCGGAACGGTTCGCCGACAAAGGCCAGGTCGCGTGGCGCGGGACGCTGCGGACTGGTGGCGCGATCGTCGACCAGAACGCGTTCAAGGTCGCTCAGTGCGCTGAATAGATGCCACTCGACGGGCGGGGCTACGGCTCCGCCCGTTGGCATCTGTCTGGAGGCAAATTCATGCTCGTCAGAGACAAAGAGGGCTACACGCACCAGGTCGATGCCGAGGAGGCACAGCGCCTGATCGAAGCCGGTGAGGCGGAGCCGGTAGCCGAAGCGCTCATCACCCGCGCCGAGGACACGGATTCTGAGCGTGCGAAGCGCGCAGAGAGGCGGACCGGATGAGCTCGGCCGTCTCGAGCGGCTACTTCCTCCTCCGGGGTGCCTCCGCCGAACTCTTCTTCGAACTCACCGTCGCGGGCGAACCGGTTGAAGCCGACGATGCGCCGACCGTCACCGTTGTCCGGGACGATGGGACCGCGTTGGTGACCGATGCGCCAGCCACCGGTTCGAAAGGTGAATACAGCCTCGTCTTGAGCCCTGAACAGACGGCCTCTCTCGACATCCTCACCGCGACTTGGAAGGCAACGGTCGACGGCGTGGTCCAGACTTTCACCACCCGCCACGAGATCGTCGGTGACTACCTCGCGAGCATCAAAGCCATCCGGGACTCCTTGCCCAAACAGGTCTCTCCCTCCGAGGAGGGCATCGTCTGGGCCCGCACCCTGGCCGAGGGATGGCTGGAAGACGAATGCAGGGTTGCCTTCAGGCCTCGCTACGCCCGGGAGGCTGTCGACGGCACCGGGGAAGGGAAGATCCTTCTAGGCCGACCTCGGCTGATCGGCCTTCGTGAAGTTACGGTCAACGGGGAACCGGCCGACCTCGAAACGTTGAAGGGCTACCCGAGCGGAGTCGTCTGGACCGCGGGCTCATGGCCGGAAGGGGCCCTCAACATCTCGGTCGCCTACGAGCACGGCTTCCCGCGGCCTCCAGCCCAGGTCTCCCGCGCAGCAGTCCGGCTGGCCCGTCACTTCATCGTCGAAAACCCTTCCGACTACGACGAGAGGGCAAGCTCGATGAGCACCGACGAGGCCCACTACACGTTCATCACCCCTGGGATGCGGGGCGCAATCACCTCGATTCCTGAGGTCAACGTCGTGATCGAAGCCTTCGAATACCGCGAGGGAATCGCGTGAGCGCCACGGTGCCGGCCGTGAAAGGGGCGATCCAGGAACGGCTCAAAGCCGTCGAATCGCTCGCGGACGTGCCAATCATCCGCGGCAAACCGGGAGACCCTGCGCCGGAAGAGTACGTGTCGCTGTGGAAGGCGAAAGCCACCCGCGACTATTCGGGCCTTCGTGGAGGGGCGCAGACGGTTCCGATTGATGAGATGGTGGACCTGACGATCGTCGTGGATGTGGCCTACGCCACTGGCGCGGATCCCGAACCGTCGGAGGTCCGCGCCTATGAAATCTTCGCCGCAGTTGATGCGGCGTTGCGTGCCGACCTGACTCTCGGTGGGGTCTGGCGCTTCGACAAAACGTCCTCCTATGAGGACGACTTCTACCGAGACGACAAGCGCCGGGGCTGCCGCGTCTTCCAGACGCTGTCAGGCAAGGCTCGCATCTGATGAAGGCCTCATCGGGCCAAACCTAGGAGGAAGCATGACCAAGGTTGTGTACGACGGCCCCTATGAGGAGGTCGAACTGCCGCTGTCCCAGAGTCGGACGGAGGTGGTCAAGAAAGGCGAGTCGATCGACGTCGACGACGACATCGCGAAGAACCTGATCGAGCAGGGCACCTGGGTCGAGCCTAAGTCCTCTCATCGCAAGAAGGAGGACTAACCGATGTCACTGCCTACCGGCCTCGGCGCACAGCTGGGCATCAAACTGGAGGAATCGTTCGGCACCTACAAAGCGCCGGCGAGCTTCTACGAGTTCGACTCGGAGACCCTCTCCCGACAGCAGAACTATCTGACCTCGACCGGTCTGCGGGCCGGCCGACTGGCTCGTCCGGTGGGGCGTCACAAGCCGACCACCCGCTCGGGCACCGGCGACGTCACCATGAAGGTCCCGACCAAGGGCTTCGGCACCTGGCTGAACCTGCTCCACGGTGAAACGGTCACGCCGGAAAAAATCGGCACCGGCACCGCCTACAAACAGATCCACAAACTCGGCACCACGTGGCCGGAAAGCAAGTCGCTGACCGTGCAGGTCGGCGTGCCGGGTGTCGACGGGACCGTCCAGCCATTCAGCTACCTCGGTGCCATGATCACCCAGCTCGCACTCTCCTGCGACACGGGGGCGGAGCTGATGGCCACGCTGAGCCTGAACGCCAAGGATGTGGTGACTTCGGAATCCCTGGCCGTGGCCAGCTACCCGACCGGTATCGCCTCGCTCGACTTCACGGGCGGGAAAATCGAAGTCGGCTCGGACACGCTCGGGATCATCCCGTCGGCGTCCGTGAACCTGCCGCTCGCGCTGAAAGTCGATCGCTTCGGCATCGGCTCCGGTGCCACGGCCGCCAAGCCCCTGCCGAACGACTATTTCACCCCGACCGGCTCCATGAACATGGAGTTCAAAGGCCTGACGCAGTACGAACACTTCACGAAATGCGACACCGTGAAAATCGTGCTTCTCTTCGAAGGCCAGACGATCTCGGAAACCAACAAAGAGACCCTGAAGGTCACCCTCCCGGCGTGCCACTTCACCGGGGACACCCCACAGGTCTCCGGCCCGGATGTCATTGCCCTCGATTGGCCGTATGAAGCATTCGACAACGGCACGGAACCGCCGGCGACGATCGAATACGTCAGCTCCGACACGACTCTCTAGGAGTCCGCATGACGAGGCGCCCAGCCATCGATACCTCCGGTATCTCGGATCTCCTCCGGGATCTCCGGAAGATCGACAAACGACTGGGCGCCTCTCTCGTCAAAGAGCTGCGCGACGTCGGGAACGAGACGCGGGACAAGGTCCGCAACTCGACCGCTCCGCCATATCGCACCGGCAAGATGCGGCGCTCGGTCAGGACCGGTGTGCGCCGCGGTGCGATCACGCTGTACTCGAACCTGCCCCAGGGGGACGTCCTCGAATGGGGAGGCTCGATCAAACCCCGTGGCGTGCCGATCGAATTCCCGCGTACGGAATTCGTTCGCAAGGAGGTCGCCGCCTCATCCGAGGGCACCGAAGCACGCCTCTCAGGCCTCCTCGAGGCCACCGCAGCCCGCTACAGCTTCGAGTAGCGCGGCCACAACTTCCAAGCAGCACCAGACGTGCCCTGCCGCCGGTGACTCGACGGGCCGGCGGTGGGGCGCGAACCGTCGAGAACCCGTCGAACAGGAGGGCCGATAGATGGCCGACCTATCACTCGCAGATGTCTTCGAGCCGATCACGCTGAACCTGATGGGTCCGGAATATCGGTTGAAGCCGCCGACCCGCTCGCTCGAAGAAAAGTCGGAAGCATGGGAAGAGAAAGTCGAGGCGCTTGCTGAGCCGACCCAGAAGCTGCTCCGCGAAGGCGCGGAACTACAGGAGGCTGGCAAGGAGAAGGCCGCTGCGGCGAAATTCGCCGAGGCCGATGCCGAGGTGAAGAAGTCGCTGAACCGTGACGCTCAGGTGAAGACCTTGATCGAGCTGCTCGACATGTGGCTGGAGCCGGTCGACGTACCAGAGGGTGAGCGGCCGAAAACCGCCAAGCAGGTCCTGTCGAAGCTCTACAAAGACGACAAGATCGGCAAGGCCACGCTCGACAGTTTCAACGAGCAGATCAAAGAGCTCCGCGAAGAGCGCCGCCCTACCTGAGCGCCGAGGAGGGGTATGACCTCTACCTCCTGCGGCGCTATTGCGGGATCTCGGCCGAAGAAGCCACGGTCGGCCTCCAGTCTTGGGAGGTCGACCTGAACCTGGCCGGGATCAAGCACGACCTCAAGGAACAAGCACGAGCTGGGCAAGCACCCCTGGAGGGCTGATCCATCGCAACCCGGACGCTCAACGTTGTACTCACGGGCGACAGCGCCCTCTTGGACCGAGCGTTCGCCAACGCCGAGAAGTCCGGGGCTAAAGCGGCCACTGGCCTCGAGGCGGCGGGGCGCCGCATCTCGACCGCCGGGTCGAAGATCTCCAGTGCCGGGAAGAACATCACGAAGTACGGCTCGCTGCCCGTGGCGGCCCTCGGTGCCGTGGCGATCAAGACGGCCATCGATTTCGAAAAATCGATGCGCAACGTCAACTCGATCGCGCAGCTCCCGGAAAAACAGTTCCAGAAACTGAACCGGGAAGTGCTGGCCATGTCAGGGGAAATGGCGCAGGCCCCGAAGACGATGGCGGAAGGGATGTACGACCTTGTCTCTTCCGGCTTCGACGCCAAGGAATCGCTGGTGGTTCTCCGAGCATCGGCAAAGGCGGCAACTGCAGGTCTGACGACGACCGAGGTCTCGAGCAAAGCCGTCGCCGCATCACTCAACGCCTACCACCGGCCGGCGAAAGAAGCCGGGCAGGTCTCCGATGATCTCTTCGAAACCGTCAACCGAGGCGTCGTTTCCTTCGAAGAGCTCGCAGGGGCGATCGGCTATGTGCTGCCGGCAGCTTCCACGATGGGGATCAACATCAAGGAAGTCGGCGCCGCGATCTCGACGTTGACCAAGGAGGGCCAGTCTGGGGAAACCGCGATCACCAACATCAACCAGGCCGTCGCCGCCTTCATCAAGCCGAGCAAAGCCCTGAACGGGACGATCAAAGACCTCGGGTATGCCTCGGGCGAACAGATCATCAAGCAGAAGGGCTTCCAGGGCGCCCTCGAAGCCGTGACCAAGGCCGCGCACGGCAACAAAGAGATCATCGGCGAAATGTTCGGGAACGTCCGGGCGATGCGGGCGGTCTTCGGTCTCACCGGTAAGAGTGCGGCGAGCGCGCGGGAAGACGTGGCGGCCTTCAACAAGGACGCCGGTCGGACCAATCAGGTACTGGCCGAGCAGAAAAAGTCGACGGCCTACCAGTGGAAACAGCTTCGGGCCGAAGCCGAAGTGCTTGCCGTGACGATGGGCAAAGACCTGATCCCGATAGTGCGCGAGGTCGGGGCGGATGTCAAAGACGTTGTCGGCGCCTTCATGGGCTTGCCGAAGGGCACCCAGAAGTCGATCATCGAGTTCGGCCTGATCACCGTCGCCGCAGGTCCCGTGATCCGCACCTTGGGTGCCATCACCAGCGGCATCGGAAGCATCGTCGGGGTGGCAGCGAAGTTGCAGAACGCCAAGATCGGCTCCTCTATTGCAAGCGCGATCAGCGGGAGCTTGGCCGACGGCAAAGGTAGCTATGAACTCGCGCGCTCCTTTGGCCGCGGAAAACTTGCGTCATCCGCCGCCGGCTTCTTCTCCACGAGCTTCGCGAAATATCTAGGCGTCGGCATGGCTGCCGTGGGCGTCGGCAACATCGTCATGTCGGCCACCAAGGGCGACTGGAAAGACGCCGGTTTTAAAGCCGGGGGCGCTTTGGTCGGCGGAATCGCCGGCGCGTTCCTCGGCCCCGAGGGAGCGATGATCGGAGTCGGCCTCGGTTCGATCGCCGGCGGGATCCTCGGGTCTCTCTTCTCGGGCGGTCCGAAGGTCAAGTCGATGCAGGAACGGCTCAAGGAGAGCCTGGAAGGAACCACCAAGGCCATCCAGGCGCAGAAGCAGGCCGGACATCAACTCGCCCAGTCACAGAACTCCGTCGCCTCCGCCCACAAGCGCGTCAAGGAAGCGACCGACCACGAGAAGAAGGCACAGAACGAACTCGACGAGGTCCGCAGGAAGTCGGGTCCCAATTCGCAGGCTACCGTCCGCAAGGAAGTCGCCCTTGCCGAAGCGCGCGACGAAGTCACCAGGGCGACGAGGCGGGAGAAGAACGCAGAACACCTGCACGGCGAAGAGCTGAAGGCGACCAAGGAACTCCAGCGCGTGGCGATCCTCGAAGAGCGCCACCGGATCAACGTCCTGAAACAACAGCGCGTCTCGCTCGAAAACCAGCGCCAGGCGATGAAGGCCGCCGGCGCGTCGGTTCAGGAACTGAAACCGATCAACGAAGGCTATCTGAAGAACCTTCAGCACTCTCAGAAGGCACAGGGTCAGTACGCGAAGACCTTGCAGGAAGCGGCGCAGACCGGCGGGAACAAGTGGGCGCACTTCCTCCGCAATGCGACCCAGTCGGCTTTGGATATGGGCAAGAAGGTCAACACCTCCCTGTCCGACATCAAACGCCCGATCCAGAACTCGGTCCTCGGCTTCCAAACCTTCTCCAAGTCGGCCAAGCGGAACTTCGGATCGGCGAAAGGAGATGTGAAGTCGTTCGAAGGGGCGACCACGGGCAGCCTCAACAGGACCGGCACCACCCTGAATACCTTCCTGTCGGCCCTGGGTGTGAAGTCCGTGGCTTTCGGCCCTCCTGCGCCCACCGGCAAGCAGAGAGGCGGTGGACTCGGCGGCGCCGGCACGGGCGACACGATCCCGGCTATGCTCGAGCCGGGCGAGTACGTCCTGAACCGCAACGCGGTGAAGACGGTTGGCACCTCGACGCTCGACCACCTGAACTTCAGCCTCGCGCCCCGCTTCCAAAAAGGCGGACCCATCGGGCCCGAACCGAAGATCACGGGCACCGAACCGCTCCATATGGCCGGACAGCACGCAGTGCACAAGGGCTTCAAAGCCGCCGTCCGCTATGCGAACCAGCACGACGGAATCGGCCGGATCGTCGCCAACGGCAATCGGATGGACTCCCTCCACCAGCCGTACCTCTGGGGTGGGGGACACGGATCGACGGCGTCACGCAACGGCCCGTGGGACTGCTCCGGCGGAATCTCCGAGCTCTTCGACGGGTCAGGGCTTCCCGGACCGAACTTCAACTTCGCCCCGATGGTGTCGGGAGGATTCCAGACCTGGGGACTTCCGGGTAAGGGCGACGTGTCGGTGCTGGCGAATGCCGAGCATGTCTATGCGGTCGTCAAGGGCAAAGGCGCGATCGGCACGTCTGACTCAAATCCCGGTGGAGGCTTTGGCTGGATCAGCGAATACACCTTCCGGCCGGGCTTCACGATCCGCCATGCGGACTTCGGAGCTACCGGCGGTGGATTCCGGGGGAGCGGCAGGCACGGCAAGGGTCAGAACCAGAAGAAGGGGTTTCAGTCCGGCGGGATGGTCGTGTCGGGCAAGGCCTCCTACGAGGGTGGCACCGGCCATCTGACCGCCGACCAGAAGCACACCGACGAAGATCCTGGCTTCGCGATCCGCGACGACTCCACCCTTGGCGACTGGTTCTGGGCGAAAGTCGGCGGTGCCGAAGGCCTGCTTCAGCACACCGACTGGGGTCCCGCGGCGTGGACCGGCCGGGCGATCGACTTCACCGCAGCCGGACTCCGGAAGATCGGTGCCTCCCTCGGCATCACCGATACCCAGGCGACCGTCGAATGGGCCGGTCATACCGCCGCGGCTGCCGCGAAGAATCTGGGGTCGTCGGGAGGCACCAAGGCGAAGAAACTCGCGATCCCCAAGGGTCACACCGTCCACGGCGGAACCTCCGCCGGAACGGCAACCCCGAAGGAAATCAAGCGGGCTACGAAGCTCGGGGCAAAGCACGCCAAGAACCCGAAAATCTCCCACAACGTCCCGACCTCTCCGCTGCCCTCCTGGGCAGCCGCCCTGCCGCTCTTTCAGCGTGAAGAACTGGAAGGTCGCGGTACCACCACGCCGGAACGCGAAACGATCCTCGCCAACGCGGAGTCCAACGCGACCTTCTCCGAGGGGATGGCGGGACGCACCCTCGAAAGAGCTCAGGCGGCGTATGAAGAAAACCCCACCGAAGCGAACTGGCAGGCCGTCGAAGCGGCGGCGCTGAACGTGCAGCTGACCCGCGGTGGTCAGGCCCTCGCCTCCAACGCACGCAAACTCTTCGAGAAGGGG